ATGTAATTTACCGTAAGAGTAGTATATTTCTTTATATTAAATACTAATATATATTGTATTAAACTTCTCGTGGAAAGTCAAAACGAATTTTCAGAAATGGACATTTATAAATGTCCAATTATGAAATATAGGATATACTTTTTTTGGAAGAAAAATGAGTTTTTCCTTATGCAGTGAAATGCAGGTATATTGAAGTTATTGAAAAAATACTGGCACTATAATAATAATTTAGTAATATAAAAAATGGGGGTTTTTTTTGTCAACAGTATTTAGGAATATGTTGACAAAAAAAACCCCAAAAAACCCCATTATTTTTTTGTGTGGAAAATGCAAGTTTAAATGCAGCAATAAAAAGGATTTTTCGCGACACGAAAACACTGCAAAACATCTATTATTGACAACTGTTGACGAAAAAAACCCCAAACCGGTATGTAGTTGTGATTGTGGGAAGGAATATAAATCCAGACAGGGTTTGCAACAGCATAAAAAAAAATGTAAATTTATGTATAATGAAACTATACATAATGAAACTATACATAATGAGGAACAACATCGTATTATAATGAACGATTTGATGAAACAAAATGAGAAATTACAGGAAATAATAATCGAACATAAGAATGAACATAAAAAAGAATTGAAAATGTTATCCGTGCAAATCTCAAACATATCGTCAAATGTAACAAATAACACAACCAATACGACAACCAATAAGTTCAATTTGAATTTCTTTTTGAACACGCAATGTAAGGATGCAATGTCCATACAATCTTTTATGGAGAACCTACAATTAGGAGGTAAGGAATTGGAACACATGGGAGACGTAGGTTATTTAACTGGGATGATTGATATTTTCAATAATACATTAGGTAACATGGATATTTACAAACGACCCTTACATTGTACCGATTTAAAACGTGAGGTTCTCTATTTTAAACAGGGAACCGATTGGGAAAAGGATAGTGAAGATAAACAACACTTAAAAAAACTCATTAAAAATGTGGAATCAAAGAACTATCACAATTTACAGGAATGGCAAAATGATCATCCTGATTCCCGAGAATGTGATACACGGGAGAACCAACACTATATGAAAATAGCAACGGAAGCCCTTGGTGGAGCCGATTTCAACAAGGATTCCGTTTATTTATCAAAAATAATGAAACATATATTAAAAGATGTTATTGTGAAATCACAATAGGTTTGATATTACATTTATAGATTCTCCATAAATGTAATTTACATAACTCACTCGTGTAAAATATCCCGGTCCAATTCGGGTATTGTATTTTGGTCGTAACGAGTAAAACAATTCACTTGTGTAACAGTTAGAAACGTAATATCCTTTGGATTAATATCTTTTGAATAATTGCGAACGCGCAATGAATATGACATATGAACGCGATAATTATTTATTTTACAAATAATAATATTCAAAAACAAACCACTATAACCAGTAATATAATAACCGATTTCTATCGCGTTATCATTTGAAATAAGAGTATCCATCACTTGTAATAAACGAAATTTTATATCCAAATATTGATGTTTCTTTTCACTCCGTGTGACGTGCAAACATTTTGTAGCCAATCCGTCCAATTCAAAATCAGTAAACGGGATACTATAATTGTCATCTTTAAAATGAATATATTTTAATAAATAATGACATATACAATCGGATAAACGGCGTATAGGCGACGTAAAGTGACAATATTCCGTCATTCCAACCAAATCGTGGGATTCTATATTTGACATATAATCCGCACGAATACCATTTGTTATAATCTCCTGTAACAATTCATCACCAGTGATTCCACTATACAGTGTTTGTAACCATTCACTCGCATTACACGTCCTGAATATTCCCATATTCAAATTTATTTTCAAATATTCTCCAACGAAAGCGTTAGCAAAAATCGCAAATTCAGCAATCATCTGTTTCATCATCCGTTCTCCAAACGTATCTTCGTATAAATGAGCGCCACTCTTATCGTATACAGGATACGCAGTAGATATTTCGTTTAATTTTATCCCCGTTGTTTTCAATGAACGTCGTTGTTTACACGATTCGCTTATTTTTAACCCAATATTAAATGCCTCAATCTCATCACATACTTGGGAAGCCTGTTTATACGTATATGCATTCTCCTTGGTTACAAATACATTAGTGAATAATATTTTAATTTTATTAATGGGTTCAAATGTTGTTCTATCAACTTCTGTTAATATCGTAATTGCTTTTTTGGTATTGCCGCTCTCGTCCCCTTGTAAACTTGACAACTCCAATACTTTATTTGGCATCATATGAATCGGTTTCCGGTTTGATGGATATTTTGTGGTTGTTCTATTTACGATATCATCCCATAATGTGGAATTTAACTCTATATATTCGGTCGGGTCGGCAATATGTATAGCAAAATATAATTTATCATTTTTAGTATAAATAGAAAACGCATCATCCGCATCGTTGCAACCATCCGGGTCAATACTGTATGTATCATACATTGTCATATCGACACGGTCGTGTTCGTCAATCGAATATTTATGTCTCTTGGAAATATTGTTCGTTAATATTTCATCGTGGGTAATATCGCGTTTTATTCCGTATTTTGGTTCAACAATTTCAGTATATTTTTCATCGAACATATTATATTAAATAAGGGTATACACATTTGAAAGATTTAAAATGGCACGATTAAGCGCACAATAACGGTATTTATTATTTTTTAATTCGCAAAAACAATGAACCCATAACATCTTTGTTTTTTTTTTCATATTCCATTGATTGCAAATTACTTTTGTGTTGTTTATTTATCATCTGTGTTTTATGATTTTCAAAGTTGCGATTTAAATGTTGTAAAGACTGTGTTTCGGTCATAGGCTCAAGACTTTGAGTATTGCGATGACGATTGTACTGTTCTATGGAGCCAAACGTTTTCATTTGACCATAATCGCTCTCACATACATCCATTATGGTTTGGTCCTTGTGTACTTTTCGCAGGTCATCAAATTTTAATTTATCAAAAATATTACTACCACAATAGGTGGTATCATCATCATCGTCATATAATTTCGTACCCATACTATGTGTCAAATCTTGCACATCTTTGCGAACAATAATATCTTGATTGTTCTGCTTCATTTGTCTAAACATTTGGCCCATATTAGATGCATTAATATTTTGTTTAGATTCAAACTGAGTTGTTTCATTTTCAAACCAAGAATTTTTGTCGGGGTCTGGTTTATGTACCATATTTTCTTCAAACAACTTATTAAATTCGTGTTGAAATTTATGAGAATTTGTTTTCTTTATTTTTTCTTTAATTTTCTCATTTTCATCCGAGTTATTGAAAGGTGCATATGGTTTATCTTGTACGGTTTGATTTTGTTTGTTTTGTTCATTATAAAAATTCAATACAATATCAAAAGCTTGTTTGTAGAAAAGAAAATATTCTTTGGGGAGCCTAGACTTATCGGGATGTGTCATTAATGTTTTCTTTTTCGCAATTTTCATTTCTTCTATTGAAATTGTATAATCGTGAATGTTAAACAGTTCAAGAATGTCTTTTAATGAATACATGGAAACATCTAAATTATGTGGTTGATTCATTTTGTAAAATAATTAGACTTTTAATTTATCATTAAAACAAATATAAATGAAATATATTTATATTTATATACGATGATTACCTCGATTGAAAACAAGACAGCGTTAATTGAGTTACTAAATAACAATAATGGTATTGTGGTGTTAAAGTTTGGAGCGGAATGGTGTGGACCTTGCAACCAAATAGAGTCAATGGTAATCGACTGGTTTCATAAAATGCCAGACACCGTACAAACTGGCATTATTGATGTGGATGAATGTTTTGAATTATATGCTTTTTTAAAACAAAAGAAAATGATACAGGGTATTCCTGCAATTTTTCGATATAACAGTGGAAACAAAAATTATATTCCGGATGATATGGTTAGTGGGACAAATAAAGACGAAATAGACCGTTTTTTCACATCAATCTTAAAATACGATTAAATTACTTTTTGGATTTTCCGGTGTTCTTAGATTTTTTATGTGTTTTTTTCTGTCTCTTGGTTTTATTTTTCCCCCCTTTCAGTTTTTTTGATTTAATATGTTTTTTTGATTTTTTAGTTTTCCCCCCGGTTTTTTTCTCATCTGTTTGTTCACCGGTAATGGTGGCAAACGCCTGGTCCATTAATGAAGGTTTTTCTTCACCATCCTTTACATTATCCTCAGTTTTACTTTCGGGTGCTCCCGTAATTGACGAAAAAAATGATTCCTCTTTTTTTTCCTCGGGTTCGGGCTCAGGTTCGGGCTCAGGTTCGGCTTCGGGTTCAACTTCGGGCTCGGCTTCGGCTTCGGGCTCAGGTGCAGACGATGTGTCTTCTGTTGTGTCGGTGGAATCATCATTCTTATCCATCATCGTTACATATGCTAACATCATTGCACTAACGCCAATTAAACCATACGCTGTCCACGGTATACTGTCTTCGATTGCACTTGGCATATTATACTATATAAATACATTTTATTGATCATAAAATATATTATCAAACGAGATTATATTTACTAAAATACATATTACTTAGTTTGGCGTGTTGATAGTTCTACACATTGAATAACCCGGACAATCATAAACCAAAACGTCGCCATTTTTATCTATCATTAAATCACATTCTCGGTGCCGTTCCTTACTGGCAGTTGTATGTATATTTTTTGCTCCACAGTGCGGGCAGATTAGGATGACACTCGGGTAAGAAGATGAATCTTCACTCCACCAGGCAAGTTGTTCTTTTAATTTATTCCATTCGGCATCAGTTCCAGTAAATTTAGGTTTATTTGGTCCAAATTTGTATTCCATTGTAATGAGTATGACAAATATCTTTAAGTCATTTGTCGATTTTTAAATCTTCAACGGTTTAACATTTACAAATAAAATGTTATATAGTTTTATAGTATATAAAATTATATGAATAAATATGAATTGAAAAAAAAATATATGCAACAATTTTCGTCAAAAAATCAATCAACCGTAGCAGCATCGGTAGATGAAATCGCACTTGATGAATGTAGTGATAATGAATATGAAGAAATAGATTTGTTGAAAAGTTACAAATATTTATTTCAGGACGTATTACAGAAAGATATAGCCGTGTATTTACAGTCTAGAAAAATAGAAACATATAAGATAAACATTGTTGGTTTTAGGATTAATGATGAATTAAAACTGCCCTTTTTAGAATTTCTATTTTTAGAAAATAAAACATTTGATTTGCCGTATTTTGAAATTTCCCCGCAAGATTTAATGATAAAACAAACGGAAAGTAATGTAGAAAATAAATTTATAGAGAGATGTTACGATGAGTTAGAGACACAATATAAACATAAGTTTGAGTCACCCAAATACATAGGATTTAAAAACGTGAATGGAATCTTTTATGCATTTATCTACTTAAACGACGTGTCAACGACTGGAAAATACATGTTGTATGATGAGATCCGGTATACAAAAACGATAAATGATAAAGATATATCTCAATACGAATTATTCAAATTTAATAATGTGAATCAGTTATTGGCCAAAAAAGGAGGTTTATATGATGTGCCCATGATAGGATATATGTGTAAATACAATGATAAAAATGTATTGACCAATATTGAAACAGGGGATGATGATTTTGAAGAGAGTGTCGAAGACGAAGAGTTTGGAACATATTTTATATTTTCGGAATCACCATTAACGGAAGGAAATCATAAACGTTATGCAATTTTTATGAGCAATATATTATTTTATTTCAAGGATAAACCGGAATCACAAAAAGGAGGAAATGCTGAAAAACCAGTCAAATATGACGAATACAATTCTATTTATTATTATACGAATAATAACGCATTTTATTACGTGAAAGCATTGGAGCAGTTTTGTGAAATATAAAATATTAATAAAATAGATTAATATTTTTATACATTATTGGGACCAACATTATCATAGTCTCTAATGAAAGTGTCAAGTGTATCTTGATTAATAATTTCATCCATATAAGTAGTGACATATGTTTTGATTTCTTCGCTAATTGGTTTTCGCCCATATAAATTAGCAAATGACTTAACATATTCAGTGAGTTTTTCTTCATCATCTTTATATTTCTCCGCGGCCATAGTGACGGATTGTCTGAATTTCGATCGCGTGTGTTGTTTTTTCATATCGGTTTCAATAATACTATGTTCCTTTTCTTTGAGCGCGCGTTCTTTTTCTTCAAGTAACAATGTTTGATTATAATAAAACTGGTCGCGATTATCGTCATCTAAATTCACATCGTGATTATTATGTTCAAATTCTTTATACCAATGATGACGTGCTTCATTTGCACTAACAATAATGTTACAAATATCGGGTTTTTTAAGATTTTCATAACGTTTACGCATGGGTGTACCTTCTTTACCTTTAAAAGTTGAAATAAACTCATTGATGATTTTTTGGTCAATGGGAGGACTTGTTTCCATTAAACGATCAAATTCTTGTCGGGTGTGTTTCAAAAAACTTGAAGCATCAGATCGCTCGATGGGTGCTTTTGACAATTCAATACGAATATTACGTGCATATTTATCCCAAGCAATAGACATTGCACGATGAGCTTCATTAAGTTCCGCAATTTTTAAATATTGCTGGATGGTGGTTAAAATACCAATAAAGATATTGAGAGAACCAATTGCAATGGGTGCGAGTGGTTTATATGCATCAGGTAAGCTGGTTTGCGCAAATGAAGCGGTACCACTAATTGTAGATAGTACGATTGCCGGAATGGTATACCAGGCATTTGCACTCGCATAACGTACGTGTGATCGAGAATGTAACCATTTGTAACATTGAGCAGCGTCACACCATTCGACTAAAATCATTTCATTTTCGGGAGACCATTCGATTTTAATTGTCGCTTCGGTTGGTACAACAGAACCTACCTCGTCGTCTTTTAATGTATTAGTAGTTAATTGTTTTGGTTGTTGTATTTGTTCTTCTTGTTCTTGTTCTTGTTCTTCTAGTGGCATTATATATATTTTACAATATATATAATTTTACAATATATAATTTTATTTAGAATTGGTATTCATTTGATATCTCAGTTTGAACAACTGTATCGGGAACAACTATATCGGGAACAACAATGGAGGGTTTAGTATTTAAATGTTTAATTTGTTGAGCAACGTTAGGTGACGAAGATGGATGTTGTATTTCAACGACTTCCAATGAGTGTATTGAATGTGTATGAGAAATATTACCGGTATAATTGCTATGAATACTATTGTCATCTACATCATTAAATACATTTCGAACACTTGTTTCCGCATTATTGAAATTAACGTTTTTTTCTCTACCCTCCCAATGTGTATTGGCTAAAATTTCACTATTATTACCAATAGATTCTTCGTCGTCATCAATTGTTTGGTTAACACTAATATCGTCAATGGAGAAGCTTTCATTAGTTCGTATATTGTCATCCACTTCTTGATAGAAATTTTTAAATTTCATATACATACGTTTTAAATGGCGACGCTGAGAAATATGGAAAAATGCAATATAGTTCATGTAAAGCAAAATTTGTTCATTAAGTATTTTATTTTCATAATTGAGAGTATTTAAAAAATTAGAAATAGAGAAACCAATGTTGTGGTCGTGGTTATAATTTTCAATTGAATTGTGACGTTTACTAAATTGTTGAAATAATATACGAATAACGTTCAAAATCTCGGTATGAATGTCCTTAATATCATTTATTTGATATTCTAAAAATGGCTCCAAATCTTTGTAAGGTGTATACTCTCGGTGTTCAAAATTATCCAATTCGATTGTTTTATTTTTAACACTTTCCATAATAATCATAAAAAGTTTGTAATAATCACAGTACATACGGTTATTTATAAATTTCAATCCTTTTTCTAAATTATCATATTCCAGTTGAAATGATTTATATTGAAAGTAAAAGGAATCTAGACAAAACAGGAATACTTTTTTTTTGTTGTCTTTAATAAGGTCCATATATGCAGTTTTCAACCGATTAAGTTTTACTTGTGCAGTTTTTTGTATACTTTCACTTTCTTTTATAATACGTAATATGCAATTGAAACTGGTTACTAATTTTTCAATTTGAAATGCCTGAGTGTTTGTATTATCCATATAATTAATGATTATATATAAATTTAATTATTTTATGTGTTTTTAATATGAAAAAATTATGTATATTAATCTATAATGGAATCGGACGACGCAAATATTAAGATATGCACGGTTATTTGTGACATGATCAATGATTTACAGACGACATTTCCAGAGTTTAAGGATGATTTGCAAAATATTAAGAGCACAATGGATGATGTTGCCGGAAAAACTGCAATTATCGAGTACTGTTTAAAGGTATATCCTCAACGATTTTTTGATATATTATATAAGAATGATGAAATGTTTACAGATAAGGAAATAAATACCGAATTTTTGCCAAACATTGATTTTGTTCATTTAATAAAAGCAAAGGATGTAACAGAAAATACCCAAAATGCGATATGGAAATATTTGCAAATAATTTTGTTCTCTATTGTGGGTTCATTGAAGGATAAGGAGGATTTTGGAGACGCTGCATCATTGTTTGCCGGAATACAGGAGGATGATTTGCAAGATAAGATGAAAGAAGTTTTTGAAAATATGGAAGGTTTCTTTACAAATTTAAATGATGATGACTCACAAAAAGAAGAAGGTGTAAAAGAAGAATCAAAAGAAGAATCGAAAGACGGAACAAGTGGGATGCCCCAGATGCCAGATTTAGATGGTATTCGCGACCATTTACAAAACCTATTTAATGGTAAAATCGGTGGGTTGGCAAAAGAAATGGCAGAAGAAATTTCGGGGGATTTCCAAAACATGTTTGGTTCAGAAGAGAATTTTGCAAATGTCCGTTCAACAAAGGATATATTTTCTAAATTAATTCGCAATCCAAACAAAATCAAGGATATTATTAAAAAGGTGACAACAAAACTTGAAGAGAAAATGAAAAGTGGAAATGTATCAAAGCAGGAGTTAATGACAGAAGCCAGTGAAATTATGAAAAAAATGAAAGAAATGGGAAATGGAGGTGAGTTTGAAGAAATGATGAAAAATATGGCGAAAACGATGGGTGGAAAGGGTGCCCGTTTTAATAAAAGTGCATTTGACCAAATGGCAAAACAAGGACAAGAGCGTGAGCGATTGTTAAAGAAATTAGAAGAACGTCGTAAGGCGAAAATCGTGGAGGAAAATAACAAAACGATATTTAAGATCGATGGAGAAACGCAAGCAAAGTCGACATTATCTAATGACGAAATGGAAAAAATGCAAATGGAAATGGACAGTGAGCACAAATCACAGAAACCAACACCAAATAAAAAAAAGGGAAAAAAGAAGAAGGGGAAAAAATAAAAGGTTAATATATAATGGGAATTTTTAAATATTTAAATTTAAAGGTGTTGATATTAAGTTTTGTGTTTGGACTATTTGCAATGGAAATTATTATGCCCGAAAAGCAAACCGTATTAGTTTATCCTACGCCCGAAAATGTGAATGATTTACAATATGAAGACAAAGTGGGAAATTGTTTTGTACCCCTGCAAGAGGAAACAGATTGTGCCGGAAAATATGAAGAAATACCAATGCAAAAGTAATAAATATAAATATGTTATTTATATATATAAATGAATTTCAAAAGATTATTACATACAGATTTAGGTCAAATATTTATTTCGTTATTTTTAGGTCTTGGAATTGCAACTTTATTTAGAAAAGTGTGTAATGATAAAGATTGTTTGGATTTTAAAGGACCTGTCTTGCAGGATTTCAAAGACAATAAGTATAAATTCAATGGCAAATGTTATAAATATTCTACCACATCGGTATCTTGTGATGAAAATAAAAATACAATTAAAGTGAATTAATTCGTTTTATCTATATATTTGACTATATACGTAAATATATATAATGGAAAATACAACACGTATTGCCGAACTACCTATACAAGGAGATAATGGAAGTTTACAAAACGTATTAGAACAAACGAATCTAGAACAAACGAATTATAACCCGATAAACATACATCCCAATCCTTACGGGATATCTGAGAAAAACCCGATAATGGAGAATCCAGCACATCAGGAACGCCCTGCGCAAAAAAGTGTGCATTTTCAGGAAGAAATGCCCGAGAATTATAGAAATATGATTAGTACACAAGATACACATAGTTTACCGTCACGTGATATTCCAATGGATAACACCGTGTATACCCAAGACGAAGAAATACAGCAAAATTATATCCCAAATAACAAACTACCTGACTATTTGGGCAGTTATGATGAAGAAGAACGAAAAGTGCGGGCATATGAAAAGGAAAAACATCATAAAAAAATGTTGGATATTATTTTTGAGGAAACTCAACTGGCTGTTTATGTAGCAATTCTATTTTTCCTATTTCAAACCTCTGCATTCCGTAAGTTAATATGGAATCACTTTACATTTTTACCTATATTAAATAGTGATGGAAATATAAATGTAAATGGTATTATATTTAAAAGTGTCCTATTTGGTTTGGTATTTTATATTACTCAAAAATTTGCGAGTTATTTGTCAGAATTTTGAAATGTTTATGTAAATGATTTAATAATAGTATATTATTACTATTATTAATGGGTAGATGTTACTGTGGTGATATTGAGGGTAAATTTTGGTTTGGGATTCAAAATAGTGATGATATTAGTGCACTGGTGTCGCATTATGACCCCCTACAACCTTATATATGGAAATCGTGTGGTTGCGATGTAGATGTAGATGTACCAGAAACCGAAAAATATTGTAAGACTTGTTTTTCATCTAAAAATCAGCACATTGAGACAGTTGAGGATGAAGGAGATTATGAAGATGGGTTACTCTATTTTGAAGGAAACTCGATTGTTTATAATTTAGATAAAGACTCCCATTATCAAGAGTTGGTTGATAATATGAATACTTTGAAACAAAGTATCCCCAAGTGTATAATTGCTGAATTTGATAATATAGAACAAACTGATAAAATCTTAAATGCATTTACCGGTGTGTTTGATAAAACGCATCCTCTTGTTAATAAAGTAAACGATGATTTTGTGTATTCGGATTCAAGAAAAAAGGAACTAGCCGGATTGGTAGCAAGATATACATTGGGGTTTCAAATTGAATATTGTCTTCGAAATAACTCATTTTGTGTTGTCCAATGTGAAATTTAATACAAAAATTCGGTATTTTTCCTTGTTTTATTGAATGCCTTTTTGTATTTCTTCGTAATTTTCTTTCCTTTTTTTAATCGCGTTGATTTGGTAATTTTCCCATTGGCCGGATTGTATTTTAAAAACCATTCTTTGTATTCTTGCGAATCTTTTTTATTAGACAGACGTTTAAACGCTTCGGATTTATCCTCACGTATTTCTTCAATACTTTTTTGTTTACCATAACAAAACATAGAGAACCTTTTTAATAGGCCTTTACTTGATAAACGGTTTTTGGCCTCCACATCAAACAGATATTTTACCATACACATTAAACGGTCCTTACTGTAATGTTGTAATTTTGCATACGCGAATGCCAAATAAAATGTCATGATAGTATCAATTGTCGCTACTTTTATTTTTTTATTATTTATTAAAATTTTATTATAACTGTGACACGCAACCGGTTTATAAACAAATAATACTTTTTCACCATTTACTTGCAGTTCAAAATGTTCGGATATCATTTCATCGACGCCATTATGTTTAATAATTTTACTATTTTTGAATCCTTTTTGAATAAGATGTTCTTTTAAAAAATTAATAGTTTTCTCGGGGTGGGTAGCCAATACATCAAAATCGGGAACGTGCTTTACGACGGTACTTGTATCAACCATATAGCGGGAAAACAGAGATGTTGCATATCCCCCGAAAAACACAACTTGTTGTTCGATAAGACTATCACGTATAATATCGTGTAACAGTTCTCCATTTTCTTTTAAAGATTTCATTTTTCTTTGAAACTCAACCGTATTACACGATACATTGGATTTCATTGGATAATATTTTGTTAATAAAACCAGACGTTTGAGAACCTTTTCCCATCGAGAAACGTCCCCCATTGGGCGGGATAATTCTAAATACATATTCATTCTTAAAAAATCAGCAGGACAATAGTGAATACCCATAATAACAATGGCATCTTTTGACACCGCTTCATATAAACCTTTATGAATTTGTGTAATGTCGGCAATAGGAATGAAATTCACATACACTTTGAACGTACCTTTATGAACACCAGATTTAGCCTCAACGTCATTATATCCCAATTTATAATAAATGTTTGCCAATTCAACCGCGTCTTCTAAAGCGTTTGGGCTATAAAAATCGTAATCTGGGATTTCAATATCTCTGTCGTAAAACTGAGCATCCGGCGGTAATATATTATTGATAGCAGTACCACCATAACAAACTAATTTTTTGCGCTTTAAGAATTCTTCAACCACTTTTATAATGGATTCGACATTTTCACTGTTTGCCATCTTTTTCTTTTGAATATTTTCACTTTCATCGACAGCTTGACGCAAAATAGCCAATTCACATTCGCGATATGACATTTTATTATTACACACTTCGTTGTGATATTTTTTGATTTCCTTATTCATAATTATATACAATAGTTATATAATTATTGCTGAATCCGTTTAATAAACGCCATAGCGATATAATATGGAATAAATGCCGATTTATGCTGCGAAAAGAAATTCTCGCAAATGTCTAACTGTTCATCTCGCATATAATATCGATAGCACAACATTTGTACATTATAATTATCAGTATACGTATAAATATTAGGATGTGCAACATCACTTGACGTAAATACATTATCATCAATCTCGGCACTAAAGTATTCGGGGACGGCAATTGTGAGCGTATCAACATCCACAGTATCATCTTCCATAACAGTAAGTATTTTCCCTTTTTTTGTTTCTAAAAATTCTAAATATTTTCTCTTAGTAGACATACTCGAGTTCGATGTTAAATTAACATATTTTGTTAAATCATAACACGTATCACTGTTTGGGTTTTTACATTCACTTAACTCTTTATATTTGGGATGTATATCATTGTCAAAAATAATGACAGCTTTCCCCATAACATCATTGAATGTTGTGCTTGGGTTTAATTCGCGTTTATATAGACGATGGCTTAATGAAACGTCAATAGATTTTGCAATTTCAGTATAAACTCTTTCGTCATCACTTTTAACACGTAGTTGAATAAAAATAGGGTCTTTCTGGCAAGGTGCTGGATTTGAAAATGCAAAACTATTTACAGCAGACAACACATCACTCAATAATATTTTATTATTTGTATCGAGTAATGTATATTCTGGGTCGGTTGTTAGAGCGACATACGGTTTATCATCTAAAAATACAACTTCAAAATCTAAAAAGCGACACCCGCGTGATATAACAAATCGCAACATATCAATACTCACAAACTTACCACTAATAGCACTATTATAACTTGATTTTACAATATACTGATTAAGAGGCATCATGATGTCTCCATTAAAATTAGTAATACCGTGATTGGAATTATATTTGACATCTTTGTATTCTCCGGAAGGTGTGTTCATTACAAATGTCTCGTATGTTGAAATATATTTTAAATATAAATCATTTAACACGTAAAGTAGAATAAGTGTTGTTATGATTAATATGATAATTTTATAATATTCCATATTTAATATATAAATATATTATAAAATAAAACTATATATTATATGGCAGGTGGATTACTAAATTTTAAAGCAGAAGGAGCAAATAACGTAATTTTAAATGGAAACCCGAGCAAAACATTTTTCAAAGTTGCATATTCAAAATATAGTAATTTTGGATTACAAAAATTTCGCATTGATTATGATGGTTTACGTGAATTGCGTCCATTTGAAGAATCCAAATTTACATTTAAAGTGCCGCGTTATGCCGATTTATTGATGGACACATATTTATCTGTTACATTGCCGAATATATGGAGTCCCATATATCATCCCACCGAAAATACTAATAATCGATGGTCACCTTATGAATTTAAATGGATACGAAAATTAGGCGTTCACATGATAAAAGAGGTTACAATATCGTGTGGTTCACAAACAATACAAAAATATAGTGGTGAATATTTGGATGCATTGGTCGAGCGGGATTTTAGTGCTGAAAAAAAGGATTTATTTAATGTGATGACAGGTAATGTGCCTGAATTATATGATCCAGCAAACGTTCACGGTCGCGCAAATACATATCCATCTGCATTTTATACCGGAAATGATACGGTGGGTTCTGAGCCATCTATACGTGGTAAAACATTATATATACCATTAAATACTTGGTTCTCGCTGGATAGCAAATGTCCATTGCCATTGATCAGTTTACAATATAATCAAATCGAAATAAGTGTAACAATGCGCCCAATACAGGAACTCTTTCAAATTCGTGATGTATTTGATCAGACATATAATTTTCCATATGTAAAGCCGGATTTGAATGAAAATCGTTTTCAAATATATCGATTTTTACAAAGCCCTCCCAGTGTGTTTTTAGATTCGGAGAATTATGGCAATAAAATCAGTACGTGGAATGCAGATATACATCTAATGTCGACATATTGTTTTTTGTCGAAACAAGAACAACAAAAATTTGCATTGGAAGACCAGATATATTTAATAAAGGAGGTGCACGAGCATAAATATGAAAATGTAACCGGAACACGAAAATTAAAAGTACCAACGAATGGTATGGTTTCAAATTGGATGTGGTTTATGCGGCGTAATGATGTACATTTAAGAAATGAATGGTCTAATTATACAAATTGGCCTTATTACACACAACCCGGCGATATTGAATTGGCGCCTCGTGATATAGAAAGTATAACCATCGCGGGAGATGTACCAAATAATTACGGACCAGGAGTTGACTGGGTCGATGGTCGTAACACTGGGTTCTATGTAACTGGAAATTTCAAATCAGTAAATCGAAGAGAAATAATGGAAACGTTTGGTATATTAATGAATGGCGATTATAGAGAAAATATGCAAAATCGAGGGGTATTTGATTATGTTGAAAAATATGTTCGTACGGGTGGGTATGCACAGGAAGGGTTGTATTGTTATAATTTTTGTTTAAATACAAATCCGTATGATTATCAACCATCTGGTGCATTTAATATGAGCAATATTAAAACAATTGAAATAGAGTTAACAACCCACGTACCTGATATTGATTTAGTAAATTCCCGGTATGATGTAATATGTGATTTAGAGGGCAATGCAATAGGAACACGTAAATCGAGTTATCAACTATATGACTATAATTATAATTTAACATTGTTCGAGGAACGCTATAATGTATTGTCATTTATGGGCGGTAACTGTGGTTTAATGTATGCCCGTTAGTTTGCATTTATTTTTATATGATTTATATATAAATGAATGATAATAATATAATTTGGAAACATTTAAAAAAATATGATAAAGAAGGTTTCCAAAACGATGTATTAATTGACAAGTTAAAAAAAATAAAATTAAAAAATGATAAATCGTTTGAAAATTTTACAAATAGTGAAAAAATCGAAACGGTTCACGATAAAATCCCGAAAAAAATGAAAAAGAAAACGAAAAAACGTGAACCGGTAGAGGGGTTCGGGCCGCGTCCAATGATCGCCCGTATACCACCATACGAAGCAGATGAAACGGATGATTATGAAGGAGATGACGACGGACATTTTGAAAAAGCATATGGTGATAACGGTAAAAGAATAAAAAGAATAAATATTTATGATATGCGTGATGGTTTAATCGATACAGTCGATTTTATATTTAATATGTTCAGGTATATGATTACATTTTTAGCATTTCTTATTGTTATAACATTTAGTTCATTGAATAATATAACAATTAATAAAAAAAAACGGAAAAAAAAAAAAGATGAATCAGAAGACGAACACAATGCTCGTGCAGAAGAAGACTCGAAATATATGCAGGAACGTTCGGAAGACAAGTATTTTTATGTACGAACAAAAAATAAAGACGGTTATATTGACCCGTTTGTATTCTTTAAAGATATAAAACAATTAGCAGATGGTAATATTGGTAGCGGGGGATTCGTAAATGATGTGCATTATGTAGTAAAAAAGTTGGAGCTAGCAATGAGTTTAATGTTTTCGTTTGTATTTACCTATTTGATTTATTTTGTAACATTTTATAGTGAATATAATGATAATACATTGGATGGTCGAGGTGTATTAAACATTTTTGAGGATAAGGATGGTGAATATGTTCCAAGAACAAAAACACATAATGGTATTGAAACAAATGATTATGGAGATCGTATTAATTTTGAACCGTTTATTAGTTATGATAAATTGTTGAGAATGTTTTGTAATGTACCAAGTGCACACGACAATATGTCAGGTGGTGGGAGTATAAAAGATTTTGGTACACAAAAAATGACACAAGTAAGTGGATATCTAATGAATATTATTTACACTATTATATACTTTATAATAATAGGTCCAATAAAAGCGTGTGATTATATACATTGGGTTTCATTGGTATATATACCCAATTTATTTTTAGGAAATGTTGGTATATTACCATTGGATGATTGGTGGGAAAAGCCGCCAAAAATTAGTATTGGGATCGTTGAGTCTATTTCCAAATACTGTTATTCAAATGCGACACTATTTTTGATTTTATTTTATTTGATATTTGAAACCGTGCATACATCTGGTTCTGCAATAAAAGATACATTTAAAGCGGGTTTAATGGGAGAGATGCCTGCAAATATTGTTGGGGTGTATGTAATGGGTATATCATTATTTATATTGTTTGAATTTTTTTATGGTGCGTATACGCAATTATTTTCAGATACAAACCCAGTGAGTAATATGATTGACGGTGTTTCTGCAAATCCCACAAATCCCAATACAGATACGTGTTCATCCAAACATTTAGACGAAACAGTGCCAAAAACGCCATTTTGGATTCCAACCACACCTGACCCAGTGAAATCATTCCCTTTTATTCTTTTTTGGATGGCATTCGTAATGGTTATTAATATCATTATTTTAATTATTGTGGTGTTATGTCTCTTTATATTATCGCCACTTGCCGTGATATTGTATTTATTTTCGATACCATTTAAAGTCATATTTAATACAATGGGCCTCGAAGACGATAACATATATGTTTTAATGTTTAAATATATTGTTCCAGGTACGAAGCCAACAAATCTTCAAACGCGTATTAATACATATTGCGAACTTAAACGAAATGAAATGTTTGAATTAAAATATCAAGATATCATTGACCTAATATTAACGGAGAATTAAATAAGAAAATGTATAATTTAATATATTTATATAATAAATTATGGGTATTATTAATCTAGAAAATAAGAGAAAATTCTTTAATGATACAGATTTTGGAATAGATATAAACGATGTAGAAAAACAGGAAAATAAAGAAAAGCAAAGCGGGGGCATTAATAATGTTTTTTCGTCAATCTCAACTACACTGTTTAGATACTTAAAATATTTCATTGTATTTTTCTTTTGTTATTATATCATCGATGATTGTTCAAATGGGTTAATACAAGATAAAATACTTAGTACATTGGTGTCTAATTTAATGACTTGTATATGTCTAATTGCGATAGGTTTAGCATATATTGAATATAATAATCACTCTTATTTTAAAACGGATACATTTTTAAAAATGTTAGGAATAAAGAGCGATTCAGTTATTTACAAAAATAATGACCAGGGTCACCAGGGTGACCAGGATGGAAACGAAGTAACACAATTTAGAAATAATTTAAATACATTATGTTATGATGCATTGGTAAAAGATGTGAATAGTTATATAACGATTACGCCGAATATTATGAATTATATTAAGTTTTGGTATGTTTGGGGTGCAAATAGATGGGAGACTTTAATCGAACAATTATTATCTGATGACAAGGAAACTGATAAACGATGTCTTATGTATGTGAAAAGCGACAAAGATAATGGCGAATGGGTGTCCGGGATATATAATAATAGTTCAGACAGTCCAGGATTAAAATTAGTTAACGACAAAGATTTAAATTTGGTTACAAATAGTGCACCAACATCCAATATAAAAATAAACTTGGCAGAAGCAGAATCTGGCGGGATAAATGCGGAATTAAATGACGTAGTAGTAAATCAAGATTCTGATGTTATAAAATGGCCATTAGGACCGGATACAATGTATACCATAGGGTCAATGAGAAATTTTTTCGATAGTGGAAGTAATGAATTAAACTTACAGCATTTAAAGATTTTACTAAGAAAATCAATTTACGCAACGAAAATAAAAACACGATTTGATGGTTATAAATCATTAAGGTCTACTGATTTTGAGACATATAAAGAGTTATTTACACAAGGGAATAGTATTCAAACCAAATATAATTCAGGAATAGACAAACAGGACCCAATGAGTAAAGAGCAGGAGATGAATGTATCTGCATCTGCATCTGCATCTGCAACCGGAAATATAAGTTCTACCATTGGAAAAATTACGAGTCCTATAAAATATGAACCAGAGAAAATACAAGGTTTATTAAGAAAATATCCCGATAAAATACCGACAAATTTTAAACCATATATGCGTTTATTCGATGCAATATTAGCAAAAAACCCCACAGTTATAGCTAAACAAATAAGTAGTGTAATAGAAGCTATAACACCGGTGTTTTTAAAAACAAGTAATACGTATCGAAATGTAATCTCGGGAGAAAAAGACAAAATAATAAAAAGTATTAATACAGCAAGGCCTTTTCTGCCACATTTAATTAAAAATATAATTACACCACAGTCAATCGAAGACATAATTAGTGGTAATGAAACGGGGATAGAGAAGGTATTAAATAGTTTACCAGAAACATATAAAAAACAGTATATAGACATTATTGGAAATGGCGATACTAATATTGGAAGTTCTGATAATGTATTTGGAAGTTTGGGTAATTCAATTGGAAATTTGGGTAATTCAATTGGAAATATATTAGGTATATAACCGAAAAAAGAATAAAAATGTTTTAAATAATTACTTATTTATATCGTTTAAAACAAATATAAATATATAATCATATATATTTATATATGACAGGCAAAAAGAAATATTATCCCTTTGTAAGTGTATGTACACCAACATTTAATCGCAGACCATTTATCGAAAACATGATACGTTGTTATAAAAATCAAACATATCCAAAAAATCGTATGGAATGGATTATAATAGATGACGGCACAGATAAAATACAGGATATACTTGCAAAAGAGAAAATAACCAATTTAAAGTATTTTGCGGTTGAAAAAATGAATTTGGGAGCAAAGCGCAATTTTATGCATACCAAGACAAAAGGTTCATTTATAGTGTATATGGATGATGATGATTATTACCCCCCTGACAGAGTTGAACACGCGGTAGATACGTTACAAGGTGCACCCCAAGCATTATGCGCGGGGTCGAGTGAGATTTATATTTATTTTAAGTCATTAGATAGAATGGTACAATGTGGCCCATATGGACCAAATCATTCAACCGCCGGAACATTTGCATTTAAAAAGGAGTTATTACTCCAAACCAAGTATGAAGATAGTGCAGCATTGGCAGAAGAGCGTTCATTTTTAAAGGAATATACTATACCTTTTGTGCAATTAGACCCATTAAAAACCATTTTAGTTTTTTCCCACGAACATAATACATTTGACAAACGTGAGATGTTGAAAAACCCACATCCCGATTTTATGAAGGATTCTACGAAGACGGTAGACACATTTATTCATAGAGCAAATGAAGCAGATATAAAGAAATTCTTTATGGAAGATATAGACGAATTATTAGATAAATATGACGCGGGATTACCTAAAAATAAACCCGAGGTTTTAAAACAAACCGAAGAAATTAAAAAGAAACGTGCCGACATGGAGAAGAAACATACAGAAGATTTAAACAACCAGCCAACCGGAATTGTGATGGATACGAAAGATCAAGGACGTAAGGACCTGACTCGTGGTGAAATCGTAAATATGATTCAAATGTTACAATCACAAAACCAAGGGTTAATTGAAAAATTCAATAACAAACCGGCATTAATAGTAACCCAAAATGGTGAAAATAAAGAACTTGGTCAGCAGGATGTTATTAATATAATAAGCTCGCACCAGACTGAAATTGCTGAGTTAAAACAACAATTACAGGTCTATCAAACACAATTACAGACATTGGATAATTTAAAAACGCAATTTGAAAACAAATGTGTTACATTAAACACCGAGAATGAAACGCTAAGCGCAGAGAATACGAAATACAAAGCAAATGAAGATGGTGTATGTGCTGATAAATATTATAAAATGGAAGGAGAATACAATTCATTGTGTATAAAAAACAAAGAATTGGAATTAGAGTTATTTAAATTGCAGACTTCAAATAAAATAGAAGAGCCATTATCCACCCCGAGTATAAAAACATCCATAGATCCAGAATCCTAATTATTCGATTAATTCTTGAATTTCATCCTTTTTAATATTTTTATCCAAATATCGATATATTCGTTTTATATCCAAACGGCATATATCATACTCTTCTAATCTTTTTTCAAGACGAGTTAATACCTCGTGTTTATTAATATCCCCGTATTTTTTTCGCATTTCCTGAAAAAATGTGAATAAATCTTTTTTATCCATTGACAATTTTAAACAAAGGTTAGTAATAAACACACTATTGTTGTATTCCGTAGAATATTTTGTTAATACTTTTGTAAACCGTATATTATCCGTATATGGAATTTGTTTATGGTTGAAGTTATCGTGATATAATTTATTATTATAAAACGTTTTCATTAATGAACTCATTTCATTAAATTGCCATATTTGGTACTGGAACGTAATACGGTCGACATAGTCAGCGTAGCAAATATTATTTAATATTTTATTGTAAAAATCGACACACTTATTAACATCGTCGTGTTTTGATATATTATCAATAACATTTTCGTGCCATAATAAAGCAACAATTGTACGTTCAGTTTCATTCATAAATTGTATATGTTTATCAATGGATACATTGTTATTGAATAAATCGTGAGTAATTTTTTTCGCATCGTCATTATAATGTTTCTTTTGAAAAATTTTATTAAAACTTGTTTCATTCATCAGTTTACTATTGTTTGTATATATTTGTTTAAACATTTTCATTTTTCGTAAATCCTGTTGAATATAATTTAATGCTGTCCTTTTCATTGAATCTGTAAAAGTCTTATAATTTGGTATTTCTTTTTTCAAATAACTATTAATTTGATTAGTGGATGGTTGTTTTAATTCGTAAATATTACATACCTTCATTAATTCTTTGATTTTTTTATCCATAAAATAATTGCCAATACAAATAATGGGTATATTTGTTTTATGTTCCCCTTTCTGTTTTTTTGTTTTTTTTTGACGTATTAGTTTGATTAATGAACTAATCCCACCCTTATCACCACTATTCATGCCGTCAATTTCATCCATTACGATTACAAGTTTACGTTTTACACCACGCATCATATCTAATACATTTTGACTTGCAATGTGGTCGGACGTTAATGATTCGATTAGATTTTTATTACGTATATCTCCTGCATCATACTTAATCATATCATAATTCAAGTCATTGATAATTTTTTCTACAAACGATGTTTTACCGCAACCAGGTGCACCATATATATAAATACCCTTTTTATGATTAACATTTTGACATATGCTATCAAAATTTAAAATAATATCTTTGATCTGTGTAGTCAATTGTTGGCGTTCATTTAATACCATTTACTATATTAAATGAACCTTTGTTTATGCGGTTTTAAAACGAATATTTATTTACCAAATGCACTGAAATTGGCAGTTCGTGCAATATAATTACTGGTTTTAGCAGGGAGAGCGCCGTAATAATCGTAATTGGAAACGCTATTTTCATACGAAACACGGGAATCGGGTCCAAACTGAGGAACATTTGCGCCACCTTGTGCGCCACCTTGTGCACCACCTTGTGCACCAAATGACGTATTCATTTGATTATATTGACCCATTTGACTAGGACCTGAACCCAAGTTTTTAATACCCCCATATAAATCTTGGGCGACGGTTGAAATACCTTGACCAACCGAAGAAACCGCAGAACCGGCACCAGAAAGAATGTTACCTGTACCATCATAAATATCCCCCCCGACAGTTTTTATGGTCCCTCCTGCCTGTTGAACAATATTTCCAGCGCCATCATATACATCGGTTGCGACAGTTTGAACTGCATCACCTACAACAGGTATCACATTTCCGGCCCCATCATATAACTTAGTGCTCGCGGTTTTAGCTCCACTGTACACATCTTTAACCGCAGTTTCGGCGCCGGTACCGATTGTTGAAATTGCTTTACCAGTGCCCGATACAGTTTTTTCAACAATTTCGCCAGCAGTATCAATTACTTTAACTGAAACGTTTCCAGTACTATCAATAACCTTAACAATTGCATTACCAAGACTATCAACCGTGCGTATTACAACATTGCCATCGGCGTCGGTTGTTTGAGTAGTCTTTGCATCAGATGTCAACGATGTGCCGGTCGAACCCTGTGTTCCTGAACCGCCATTACCGCCACAATTAGTACAAACACTATTACAATCCCCAACACAACTGGGGCACGTAGGACACACAGGTGGGACTATTTCTGTTTTTAATATATAATCATTATCTGATGCTTCCGGATTATTGCCCGACCCCCCTCCAACGATCCTTCTAAATATATCGGACGCTTTACCTACTAATTTGTCGGTTTCCGCGCTGTCTAATATATCATTTATTTGTTCAATCGACCGGTTAGTTGTGCCAACCTTACCATTTGTTTGCTCACTGGATTCGATAGTTGTTCCGCCGTTTCCATTTTGTGAATCCACCGAACCATTGGACGATTTATTAATAAATAACGCGTTTGTGATTGTTAAATCATCGTTAAACACTAAAATATAGCTACCATTAGGGGTAAATACATTCACCGTAGGTTTATCAATATAAGGAGCACGAACATCAAATTTATCAATACTTAATGTATCGCTTATTGATGGCTGCGCCCTCGTCTGGTCAATAATAGTACCGTCGTATTTATAGATTTTTAGACTTTCATCATCTATTTTTTTAATAATGTTATAATTATGGGAATCAAAGTACATTTTATCAACGATAATTTCGTCCAATAATCGGCTGTTGTTGTATGCAGCCAATATTTTACCAGGTAATCCAGTATCCACACCGTCTTTTAATGTTTCAAATCCATTCGCGTCAGTGATTGGCATGATTGTACTGTTTAATATTTTATGTTCAACTACGCCCGTTTTGTTAACTAAAAATGTACCGATATGAAGTGTTTCGCTCATAATATGTATTAATGTATTAGTTGCTGATTCATAAACCGCAACACGATAATTTGAAAATGGGTCAGACGTAGAAAAACTATAAAATCCCTCAGTGGCGTTATATGTTTTTGTACTCGGCTGCGACGTTTTCGGGTCTACTGCGCCAGAATCAGTATCAATTTGAGCCTCGATAATAGCCTTATCCGCACCGGATGACCCTTTGGAGAACACATTCAAATGTGTGTATGTATCCGCAGATTTGGTACCGTCAATATATTCTTCCGATATAACTTCTATAATGTTTTTATTGCTGTTATCAAAGTATAAATTGTCATATAGTTTTTTTAGTGGTTTTGACCCGTGATAACTCAGTATCACTGATTCTTGTAACGGTTGTGTTTGATAGTTATATGTTGAAAATCCTTCATCTATTGGTTTCGTCATATAGCATGATATAACTAATACTACTACAATTACCAATAACAATAAAATCGGTGTTAAACTGAATTTCATTTTAATATATTATATTGTTATAAAAAAAGATGTACGTTAAAAAATGATTTAAATATCATTTTCTAAACAATAACAATAATGTTAGAATACTGTTATGATGAAACTAATTATACTTATGAAATAAGTATTGATGAGGTGGGTAGAGGGTGTATGTTTGGCGATGTTGTTATTGCAAGTACAATTTTACCTAAACCTTGTAATTTCGATATTTCAAATATAAAGGACAGTAAAAAATTTACAAATAAAACAAAATTGCATACCGAAAGTGAAAATATAAAACAAAATGTGTTACATTATCATATTTCTTCTATATCCAATAGTATTATCGACGAGGTAAATATATTACAAGCTGTAATGTTAGGAATGCATAAATGTATTGATAATTCATTAGAATATTTGCAACACGTAACAAATAATAATTTAGATTACAGTAAAGTCCTATTGGTAATAGATGGCAACTATTTCAATCCATATATTACAAGTAGCGGTATAACTATTAATCACGTTACCGTAAAACAAGGTGATAGTAAATATGTCGGGATTGCCGCCGCAAGTATATTGGCTAAATCAGCCCGGGATAACGACATTTGGAAATTATGTGAAACGTATCCATTATTAAAAACGTATTATAATCTACAAAAAAACGTGGGCTATGGTGCAAAGGTCCATATGGACGGAATAAAACAATATGGAATTACAACAATGCACAGGAAATCATTTGGAATATGTAAAACCAGTGATTTAAATGACATAATATGAATATTTATGGTTTAGGTATTTACACAAAAATATTATAATTATATATATAAATTACAATGTCATTTACCCGTTTTCATGATGATGACGCTCGCATAAAAAAGCAATTACAAGAAAGTACATTTGCCGGAAGATATCAGTTAAATGCCCCTGGTCCGGGTGAAAATTTACCATTTATTGAAGATCCTCATATGAGGTTGGAAAAATGGGGTGCAAACAATCGCACAAACGGTGTTGATTTAGAAAGTGATTTGAAAGGGATGAGTCGTAAATATAATCGTGACAATGTAAATGAAAATAATTACAAAGATCATTCGACGTTTACGTTACCTCAAAGCCACTCAATTGAAAAATCATTTGTTGATCAAACTCGCGCAAGTCATCCTGCGTGGACTTATTTAGATGTAGAACAAAACCGCTGGGAACTACCTTTTAATAATCCCCAATCTCATACTGAAAAAACGTTTGAAAATAATAGTAGTTCACGTATTTTAGTAAAAGATAATCATAAATAATATAATTATTTTATATACATATTATAATTATATATGGAAGCTGCTATCCCACTATTTGCATTAGGTTCTCTATATTTTGTAAACAAACAAAATAAGAACAAAGAAAAAAGGGAAGGATTTAATGAATCCAAGTTACCCAATACGAATTTAAAGAATAAAAATTATCCTGATAATTATTCTAATCAAGAATTATCTCAAACCGAACAATTGAGTCAAACACATAAATATGATAACAGTCAAGGTGCTTATACTGATAAATATTTTAACCAACCAATGAAACCCGGAAATGTACAGAATGATATAAATGGTCCTGCTACCGGTTCAAATGCAGAAGGAACACAATTTGAATCATTAACGGGTGATACAGTTAGTTCAAATTACTTTGAACATAACAATATGGTTCCATTCTTTGGAAGTAAATCACACGAAGTTAATTTAGAAGATAAAACATCAGAATCGATTTTAGACAGTTATAGCGGTACTGGTTCTCAACATATAAATAAACAAGAACAGGCCCCATTATTTGCGCCTGATGACAATTATCAATGGGCTCACGGTGCACCCAATGAGAGTGATTTTTACCAATCGCGCGTAAATCAAAGTATGAAAATGTCAAATGTGAATCCATTTAAGCAAGAGAATGTCGCCCCTGGTTTAGGTATGGAATATGGAACAACTGGCAGCGACGGGTTTAATGCGGGTATGATGAATCGCGAGTCTTGGATGCCCAAGAATGTGGATGAATTACGCGTTGCAAATAATCCCAAAGCCAATGGTGTGTCGTTAATTGGTTTAGAGGGTCCCGGTGTATCAAATATTAAAAAACCCGGACAAATGGGTAAATTTGAAAAGAATCGTCCCGACCGTCATTATGAAAATGGTAAGGACCGTTGGTTCACTACGGGTGGCGCGGTTAAAGGAGAAACCATGCGTTCAATACAAACTGACCGTTTCACAAATCGTACCGAGGTTGGCCGTGAATATGAAGGTGTTGCGAGTCATCAAGTTAGTGGTGAATATATTCCCGGAGAAGTGCAAAAATCCCGACATATTGATTTAGGAGCTCTGCCTTTGGGTACAGCCCACGCTAAGCAAAAAAACAATGCGACAGATAATGATTATGGCATTCAGGGTAAAAAAGCGTATCCTAACAATCGTTCAACAAACAACGAAACGAATTATTTCGGTGGCATTGGTCACTCGGTAAGTGCTGCAATTGCCCCGATTATGGATGCACTTCGTCCGTCAAAAAAGGAAAATGCCATCGGCACATTGCGCCCTTATCAGAACGCCGGTTCTCACGTTTCCGAAACTTATATTTATGATCCCAGCCAAAAGGCACCCACAACACATCGCGAAACAATGGAAAAATCAAAATTCCATTTAAATATTAATCGTAACCAGAGTGGCGGGGCTTATAAAGTTACTGAGCATAAAGCAAGTAACAACGCACGTATGAAAACAGGTGATTTTTATTACGCGGGTAATTCGTCAGCCGGTGCTGGTTCACGTGAGATGAAATCATATGAAGCAGAATATAATCAGCGTAATAATGATATTAAAAGCTCTACTATCGAAGGGCGTATGGTTCCTGGAAATATGAAATTAGCAAATCATCACGTAAATGTTGCGCAAAATAATCGCGACACCAAATTAAAAAATACTCGGGAATTATCAGGAACAATGCCTGCTCAAAGTGTATCAACACAGCAATTGGGTGTATCGGCTCAAACCAATAATCGTTTATATTCGGGAATAAATAAAGATAGAAATACAGGAGATTTAAATAATGCATTACAGTCAAACCCATATGCAGTTGATTTCACAAAATATATGTAAATACATAAGAAAATGAATTTTATGAATTAATAAAATCCCAGTTTTATTAATTCAATGGTATACGAATACCGTATTGATTAGACTGAACAATGGTTCAATCTATATTTTACATAGTTGATGTAAATAATTTATTCATATTGTCTGCTTCTATATTACATGGTTGTTCTTCCAATAGACGATAAATGAAGCTATCGTCTCTAAATCGTATAGTATATGACTGTTGAATTTGGTTACGTCCAATGCGCCCCAATGCTTGAAGGGTCTTTTGTTGCGTCATTTTTTCCAGGTCCTTACCAATAATACCGTGACAAAACTGATAATTTGTACCGTAAATATAATCAGATGATGCAATAATCATAAACAATCGCTGCTGTTCTGCCAGTGTTTTCATAATTTCATTATAATCGCTATGTTCTACATCAATCAATACGCCAATACCCAATATCAATAATACTTTAAGATTATTATCAACATTAAGTAGCATAATGTTTGTTATACTTTCTTCATCAATGTTAGGAATAAATGCATTTTCAATGATTTTATCATCATCAACCCAAATCTTTTGATGTTGTGTCGTATTTGGTATGTATTTGTAATCCAATGAAATCACCATAATCTGTTTTCGAAGTTTATTAATTTCAATCATAATTCCTTTACTTTCTCGGTCAGTTGCTTCTTTAAAATTATCTTCGTCGCCTTTTGATTCTTCCTTACTTGTTATAATTGCATCAAGCGTGTTTATTTTCTTCATTATGTCATTGTTTTTGTTTATTTTTGCCATTATTTTTTGAAATTCGGGAATTGGAATTTTGGATTGTTGTATATAAAAGTTTCCAATTTTACTTACGTCTTCGCATAAATATATTGTTGGACCATCTGTTAACGTATGGGCGTCTTCGGTAGTATATAATACACCGGACCGTTTTTTTACTGTATTCTCAAATACAGATTGGGTTCGTGCGATTGTTTTGGAAAATTTAGATTTTTCATTACATTTGAAATACTTATATATAGTTGACCATTGTTCTTCTTTTATAATTTCAAGACACATCAAATAATAAATTTTTATCGAATTCATAGTAATATCTGATATACTATTGAAATAATTATCAATCTCATAATCACTATCGATTAATTTATGTTCGTGCAAATAATAAATATATTCTACAATTTGTTCAACATCAAAATATCGCAATAGGGTTTTATTGTTTTTACAGAATTTTACACATTTTTGTAAATCCGCAAAATGTTCATACATATTATGTGGAAGCATGCACACATTTGATTTTGATAAAATTGGAATGGATTTCTTACAATCATAACTATTTATATTGTAAATCGTTGCATCATTAAATTTGTTTTTAAAGTCGTCTATCACACTTGTGATCTCTTCTTGTTTCGGTAATGTAGCACACGACAACACCATATTTGGGATTATATTCTTGGACCAGTTTGTATGTATAATACTATGTAATTCGTGCGAAGGATTATCTAATGTAATTGTTGGTTCATCCCAATATGTTATAATATTCTCTTTGTTATTAAACTGACACATATAATTCATAGACGTGATATATGAGCGAAGATCGCAAATCATAATTTCCACTTTTGAACCATCACTATTGTCAATTTTTTTAGAACCACTCTTATATTTAATATCCTGTCCAATTTTATGACATTTGGGGTTTTTACATATACACGTTCCTTTCGCATCACGTTCGTGTTTAAAATGTGAACTGGCAGCATAATAATGAAGCCGAATTTCATCTGCTGTATCTGAACCAAACGCAAACGCAATTTTTTTCCCCAGCGCAATGCAGGATTTTGCCAAAGCCAATCCAATATGACGCGCAACACACACAAATATAATCTTATATTGGTTTGATAACCCGATAGGAGTCAATGTTTTACCAGTACCGGTGGGTGCACAATACAATACAAGTTTGGGGTTTTCGTCTTGTTTAAACACATTAAATATATCCTTTTGGTGTTCAAATAATAGTTTATCTTCTGATGATAATAAATATGCGTTCCGTTCAATATAATTATGTGCATTTTTTAAAATTACATTAGGAGTTATATTCGGCGAAGCAAAATCAATTACATTTTTTGCAAAATCTAATATAATAGTATTAATATTTACAATCGATGATTTTTTTATTTGAATAAGACTATATAAGTAACTGATATATGTATTTTTTTTCTTATGAATATATTTCAATATATTTTCACACAATTCAATCAATAAATATTCAAATATTTCTTTTTTATAACATTCCATATTATCGTCCAAATTTTGTATTCTAACACTATCAGTACTATTTAATTTTTGCATTTTTGATGTATTTTCAGGAACATAATCGAACTCGTATTTCTTACATAGTTTACTTATACCTTTTTTAAAATATTTTTCATACAGATATTTATGTATAACATTATGCGGTTCGATTTTCAAGAATGATGTAAGAGATTTATTATCGTTATAATAAACATTTGTATTTTCATAACCGTCATTAATAAGTTGTAAAATATTTTTCTCCGCACCATTTACTGGTACTTCCAAACTTTCCCATTCCTTTTTTGTCAGTTTTAGTTGCCTAAGATCCATTGTATTTTATATATATTTCTATCAATACATTTTTTCGTTCAATTTTTATACACATATTAATATAAATATTAGGTGTTTATTATTAATAACAAATAATATGTTGAACTTTTTTTTAAAGAAAACAAATCTACAATATATAAATTATCAAAATGTTCAGCAATATATAAACGATAATAATGCCATAATTATAAATACTCTTATCGGTAGTGAGCAAGGTTGTTTAATATATAATACAATAAATTATACTGCTGAGCAAGAGTTGTTTAATCAACTCATTAATAATTATGATTTTAAATCCAAAACGATTGTCATTTATGGACGGAATTGTAATGATAATAGTGTGATGAAAAAAGCAAACCAATTAATAGAACTGGGATTTCATAATATTTATATATATAATGGAGGATTGTTTGAATGGATATTGTTACAAGAAATTTACTCAGATGAACATTTTAAAACGACAAGTGAGGTAGATGATATTTTAAAATATAAACCAGACAAGATGTATTTATAAAATTGATTGGTTATTTTATTTTATTTTATAATATTATATAAAATGAAAATATTGTCGATTGAAGGAAATATCGGGGCAGGAAAGTCGACACTGTTAAATGAACTACAACGTCGACTACAACATAATCCCGAAGTAATATTTATGCTGGAACCAACAAATGTATGGGAAAATATTAAAGACGATGAGGGGTGTACGGTTTTGGAAAAATTTTACGCAGATCAAGAAAAGTATGCATTTTCGTTTCAAATAATGGCATTTGCGACGCGCATCCAAAAAATGAGACAAAATATAAAAGACAATCCAAAGGCAAAAGTAATGATTTGTGAACGGTCATTAGAGGCGGATTATAACATTTTTGCAAAAATGCTACACGATGATAAAAAGATTGAGAATATTAACTATAAAATATATTTAGAATTTTATAAGATCTTCAAAGAAGATTTTCCTATCCAAGGAATTATGTATATAGATGCAACCCCCGAAATATGCCATAAGCGTATTAAGTCACGTTCACGTAGTGGCGAAGAAGATATACCACTAATATATCTTCAACAATGCGATAAATATCATAGATCGTGGTTATTTGAAAATAACTCAGTGAGATTACTGCGTTTACAAACGGATTACCAGTTTCAAAATATTTCAGATAAAAATCGATATTTTGATTTATGGACAAATCAAATGATTGAGTTCGTAGAGAATTTTATGTAAATTTCACAACAATGTGTACATTTTCCTTCTTAATACATTTGCACGCCGAAACTGATAATTCTTCTCTTTTTTTACGCGTTTTGTTTTCATTAGCTGGTTCTTGTTTTTTTCTCGAATTTGTATTTCGAGAATTCATATCTTTTTCGATATCATCATAATGTTGTTCAATATATTTTACAATATTGGATTCGAGTGCCCATCGAAAAAAATTCAGTTGTCCAATAGTTGTTTCCATATTATGTTTTTCATCATACGGAATACATATACGGTCCCATCTACAAAATGGGTCAAATCGTTTTTTTGAATATGCCTTTAATTTTAATTTATATTCATGAAATACTTTAAATCTATCATTATTCAATGAGTATACAACATATTTCTCCTTTGCATAATTCGTAACAAACCAATCTATTATACGCAATGAGATCTTACCTTCTCCATTTATTATCGAAATAATTGCATCCAAATGTGTTTTATCCACGTAAAAATTCATTAAACTGGATAATAATAAATCATTTTGTGTTGTTGAATAGCGACTTGACATTACATAATAGTACGCTTTGTACTTTATATTATTTTTTACAAAAATAGTTTTGATTATAGTGAAACAAGAAATAAAATTGATTTGAAAATAATATAATGGTGTGTTATATATTATATTATGGTTTTTAATACATTTGAAGAACAATATACCTATGCGAAACAACAATGCGTCAATGCAATTGAACAAGGAAACAATGTGGTATTGTGGGGGACGGGTGCAAATGGTAAATCACATTTAAACGATTCATTGAGAGATACTTTACCGGACCAGTATTATGCGGGAATTTTACATACTATGCCTGTGTCTGACTTCTTAGATGACCATAATTTCACTCATTTTATTATGGAAGTAAACTCCATTGACCATATGCTCGTATATATTAAAGAGTATGCCTTTGTATTTATTAATATGGATGCATTTCAGTATCCCAAACTGTCGTCGTTGAGAAGTGGTAGAGTTAGTAATTAAATTTAAAAATATATTCTAATGGAATTGTATACAGATATAAATGACGAGCGAAATCAGACAAACAACCAATATAGATAATAGACGAGGAGCAATACGAACATCGTCTAAAAAAATATCTCACAAGATGGAAACAAAAAAATGCTTTTCGTGTTTACAAACACACGAGCTTACGAATTGTATATATTGTGGAAAAGTAGTATGTATTCAGTGTATTGATGATAATGCGTGTCTTGTGTGCCACGGTACGCGTGACATTATTAAATTGAAAAAAAAAAGATGTAATTGGTTTTGTTGGTTTTAACCTGTTTTTTCATTTGCTGTTTCATTTGTTTTTTCATTTGATGTTTCATTTGATAACATCATATGTTTTACAACCTTAATGTTTGATTTCTGTGATCGAATTCTATAATGACAACAAGGGTGGGTCTGAAAGTTCCCACTGGATGTATACCGACGTCGGGTTGTTGTGCGGTCAGATAATATACAATGAACACTGCAATTATGTGACATGCTAATAATCTTGAACTGGTCGTTACAGTAACTGATAAAATTGTCAATTTCGTCATACGCCTCCTTAAACAGTGGCAAATACACTTCAATTGGGGTATGTTTGATTTTATCCCTTAACGTGATATGCTCAATGTTTATATTGTTATCTGTAATTTTCATCAAAAGTCCCTGAATGATGTCTTTTCCTACATTAACAATGAGTTCATAAATATAAAGTAAGTCAGTATATTTCAATCGCCGTTTATTTTTATCATTTATAAAAATGCGAAAATTATCTTCGGTCATATCTTTAACAATCCATCTAACACGCTCAGGCATTACATTTTCACATTGAATTAACAGCGCACGTGCATTTGTCATTTCAACATTTTCAAAATGTGAAATAACACGAGTTAAATTACATAATGACTCGGCGTATAAATGATAATGTGTATTGTAGTCAAACGCGTGTCGTTTGTTATCATTTTCTTCTCTAAATAAATAACGACCAATGTAATTAACACATGAATTTAATAATATTGAGTAATTTCCACAGGGGTCGTCGCCTGGTTGTCTGGGTACAACACCTGTGTTATTTTCACGAAGAAACTGAAAATAATGAGGATTATGTACGGTACCATTTTCAATACGCCCAGTTATCCAATCAAATGCACAGTGACACGATATACACCACATTTGATTGCATCCTTCTGTTTTATAAATCCGTTCTCCGCATTTAGGGCACGGTTTTGTGGTTGCCTTGATATGGGTAGCACTTTTTACTTGATTTTCATCACATACATGATCACCCTTCGTTTCATCTGCCAACACATCCAAACATTTGGAACAACATTGTGTTTCACACACTCCACATTTATATTGCGTAGATAGAAACCCTTTACAGTCCTCCTTTTGACACGGCATTATGAATCGTTTTTTATCGGCGGCTTCAATTCCGCACGCATTTTCCAATTCAGTTTTGCGTTCGCGAAGTTCGTATATTTCAGTGTGAATATCGACTCGATTGATATCATTTTCTTGGCGAAGTGTTCTTAATGTTTCAAGATAAAATTTTCGTGCCTCATCCTCGCGTTTTCGCTGGGAAATAAGTATATTTTGTATTTCGGTCATTTTATTATTAATTTGTTCTCTAATTTCCTTAATTTTTGGAGAATTCTTAACACGAAGTCGTTTTCTTTCCATATATGTATCGACCTCAGGCATTGTCTCCTGAATAAGAACCTTATTGCGTTCAAATAATAAATTATTATGATGTGCTGTATATGTATTTACAAACCAAGAACGATTTAAATTTATAATCACAAATGCTTGTTCCCATGATTTGCGGCAATTCATACAGTGTAAATCGGCAGTAGAGTTCATTAAATATGTACGAACGCACGTTTTGCACGCATTAAAATTACAAGATGGATTATTACAGCATACTTTCGTTTTTTTTGATTTATTATAGGTCTCAATACAAATCGGACACTCACTCATTATGTTTTATATACACTTAGTTATATATATATCAAATCAATTTTAATATATATTTAAAAAAATAGTTTATAATATTAAATTATTTTTTTTAATTATTTTTAATTTTGCAAAGAATAATGCAAACAACTTAATTGCTGTAAGCAACACCAGCCATACCACTCATAACACGGAGGACATTGTAGTTCACGGCGTAGACGCGGACCTTGGCAGTGGCGGAACCAGCAACAGTGTTGGAGGAAAGAACAAGCTGAAGAACCGCGTTATCAATACGAGAGAAATTGCAGGTTCCCGAAGGCTGGTGCTCCTCGGGGCGAAGGGCGAAGGAGTACACATTAATACCAGTGTCGGGGCTCTTGGTATGGTGCTGGAAAGGCTGGACAACATCGAAGTAAGAACCTTCACGCTCAGAGAAACGGTCCTGGCCATTAAGCTGTAACTTGGCAGTCACAACGGGATTCTCACCCCAGCAGTGCATATCGAGGGCAGATTCGGCAAGGACGAAACTGGCGGCATCACCGACGGAGGGACCGGTGGAACCACCACTGACATCAACGGGTCCATCAACGAAAAGGTTTCCGCTAACAAAGTCGGAAGCACCGGCAGATGTGGTGAAGGCTTCAAGACTGCTGGGAAGAGCATCAATCGCATCAGTGTAATTGAAAGGCTGGGCGCCATAGAGAGACCATAAACCAGTGGCATCAGTGTTCTCTAAGGAAGCACAGTAGTCAACATTGGCATCAGGCTGGACCACCCACACAAGTTCCTTACAGGGGTGGTTGAAATTAAGCTTGATGCGGTTGGAAGAAGAACCAACGGACTCGTCACCAGTGAACTGAACCTGTTCAATGAGGTACTCGTGGGGGTTCTGGGCCATCTTGCGGCGCTCGTCAGTGTCAAGGAAGATGTAATCAACATAGAGAGACGCGGCAACAAGGGATTGCTGGTAAGCGGCAGAGACAGACTTACCGGAAGCGGTAAGGTTATCGACAGCCCATAAGCACTCGCCAATGGGGCGGAAGTCGATGTTAATCTTGACTTCGTGGTATTGAAGGGCGATTAAGGGAAGGGCAAGACCGGGGTTACGGCAGAACCAGAACTGGAGGGGAACGTAAAGAGTGGTCTCAGGGAGGGCATTGCGAGGAGCGCACACCTGGGAAACAGCCCCGGTAGCGGCACAGGCACCGGAAACGGCACTGTAATCCTTGTCAATTAAGTAGGTAAGCTGTGTGGTCTGGCCAACCATCTTCTTGTAACCCGCGGACTGGTCGGCGGCAAGAGTAAGCTGATTCCAGATGTGCATCCAGTCACCGTACTGGCGGTCAATGCGCTGGCCACCAATCTCAACCTCAACCTGAGAGATTAACTGCTCTCCGGGGAAATCTAACCAGCGAGCGTACACATCATCAGCTGCGACGCTCTGGTTAATCTCGGGAAGAGTTAACTGAAGATATGTGCGGTAAGCAAGATCACCATTGCGGCTGATTGTGCAGGTAACACGACGGCCGAAATCGGCTTGGCCAGAGAAAGTCTGTTCGATCGACTCCATGGCAAAGTTTGTGTGTCTGCGATAAGACACTTTCCAGAAGGTAATCTCAGGGCTTCCAGTAAGGAAGACATCCTGAGCACCGTAAGCTACAAGTTGCATAAGAGCACCACCCATTTTATATAGTTACTAAAGAAAAGAATTTGAGAAAATTAAAATAAATTAAAGTAAATTAGTTTCACCTAAATTATTTAGGATCTATATTACAGCATAGTACGTTTTTAACTGCATATTAAACGGTTGTTAAATTTACAGCACGTAGGAGTAAATATTTGTAATTAATATCAATTAAAAAATTGATTATGCTGTCACAATTAATATATTTTATAAATTATGAAATGCGAGTGTTGCAATAAAAATGGGTCTGTTCAAAACTGTTATATGTGTAGTAAATCAATATGTAAACAGTGCCAAATTATAAATACGCTAAATTATTGTAACAGGGGGGTGGGTCGTGATTGGGGGACGTGTAATGAGTGTTATGATCAATGGGTATATTGGATGAAAGAATTGGGGAAAACCGACTTTGAAATTTTTGAAATGCTGCACCCAGGGTACGATAAAGATACGGTTGAGCAATTGTATAATGGCTCAGTAACCCAATGTGATGATTGTAAACATATATGGGATGTAAATGCACAATGTCCGTGTTGGCAAGACATTGAATTATTTGATATTGTAGATCGCGACGATGACGATGAAAATGCACAACCCAAACACCAACACTATGTTGACGTTTGCGAATCAATGGAGGACCGAAGTTAAATGCTGTGCATTGTATTTATGTCTTGGTTTGATAATATGAATTTTTCTAAATATGTTTTTTGAAATACTTCTTTTTTGTTTTCGTGTTTTTTAGAAAACACATAACTGTCTCCTGATTTTTTTATTGTCCATCCATCTTCAATGGCATTTGTTAAAAATACCATTTTTTGAAATTTCTTTTGATTGATTTCTATATTTTTTGGTGATGTTTTTCCGTCGGTGGTTGCCGTCTGCATATAGTTTAACGGAACTTTTTTTTATTGTATTTTTTACGCTTTTTAAATAAAACGCAAACACACGTACACGATAAAAAGTAAATAGTAAAAAATATATATAAATTTAACAATCTATATATGTTAAATGACGTCTAAACAAAAAGGTTCGACAGTATTATTGTCCATCGATGTGAAGCACGACCAAATGTTGGCACATTTTGAAAACCTAGAAATAACGGTAATACCGAAACTAGAAAATGAAAAAGACGCGCTCAAAAATGAAGTCAATAAGTTACAACCGAATAATATTGATCGCTTTATGGAAATTAAGGATCAAATCACCGAAATCAATGCAAAAATAAAGAAACACAAAAAGGAAAAAAATAATTATTTTCTAGAAAATTCCCAGTATGTATTTAACTATTTTGAAGAAAAACAAAAGATTAATAATAATGATAGTAAACAAACGTGCAATGTTATTAATACGTTTTTCAAAATAAAGGCTAAGAATAAAGAGTCGTGTGACTTACAAGACCAAAAATACAGTGAATCAAAACAAATGTATAAAAATTACTGGAAAAATGTTCACGAAGAGAAGTTAACTATAACAGATTATGTATTGGTATGTGATATTTGTATTTTTTGTAATGAAGGAGAATTTATTGCACAAGAAGACGAAGGAATTTTAATATGCAATAGTAAAACGTGCGGAAAGTTTATCACCCACATTATAGATGGAAATAAACCGTCAAACAAAGAACCCCCGAATGAAGTTTCGTATACTGCGTATATTCGATTAAATCATTTTAAGGAAATTTTGGCGCAATTTCAAGCAAAAGAAACGACCCAAATACCGGACGAGGTTATCGATGCTATACGCAACCGCATTAAAAAGGAGCGAATTACAGATAAATCACAATTAAATTATGGTAAAATGCGAGAAATATTGCGAAAATTAGGATTAAATAAATATTTTGAACATATTCAATATATTAATTCGATATTTGGAATCAAACCCCCCATAATGAATGAAGAATTACACGAAACCTTATGTGTATTGTTTATTGAAATACAAAAGCCGTGGGCAATTCACTGTCCTCCCAATCGCACTAATTTTTTTAATTACACATACACATTATATCAATTATGTGTATTGCTAGATCAAGACCAGTATTTACCATTTATACCGATGATGAAGGACCGTGAAAAACAATTGGAACAGGATATGATTTGGAAAGAAGTATGTAAAACATTAGATTGGCAATTTTTCCCTACTGTTTAATGTTTTTAAATAATGTATATGCGCCAAACAAAAACAAGGTTAATTGCAATACCACTACCAATTTAGGTATTCGCACCCATTTATCCAATGAGAGAGACGCATTTGGGTCTTCTTTATACGTACGTAATATAGAAACCATATCTTCTAATAAATAATAATTAATAGCAAACGCAATTAAATTGAATATTAAACTGATTGTGATTAATCCAATGTTATATGTTTGCGATTTACCTCGATAATAACGACTGTATCCAAGAGCGGCGAACGAAATCGACGTATAAAGCCCAACATTTCTTAAAGTAGTTTGGTAAAACATAATAACGTTTTTGTAAGTGACATCCATTATAATATTTATATAAAATCTAAACATTATAAATTATTTAAGCGACCCGGGGAAAACCGACGAGGTTTGCACCAATACCGAAGCCAGCACCTGTGCGAGCGGTCTCACCCATTGACGGAATGAATACATCGAGAATACTAAATGTTGCAGCGGCAACAAGGGCGATAATAATAACTTCCTCAATATTAAGTTGCTTCTTGGGTACAGCAAAGGCAACAATGGCAACAACAATACCTTCAACTAGGTACTTAACAACGCGTTTAACGAGTTCTTGGAAATCAAACACACCGTTCATTTTATAATATATGAATACAAAATAATTCTAAAATATAATATAAATAAAAGATTATATGTATTATTATATGTCGGGTTTTGAAAGAAAAATGATTGATGGGGAGTCGAATCCTAAATACGTTGACCTGTGCGACGAGGATGCCACACTTGCCGGACAAAAATTCACTTGTTTGTCCTTTGTATCTCCTGAAAATATTCTAAAACGCAGAGAACACTTCTTATTTGAAGAATTTATTAAATCGTGGGATTTTACTAAATCAATGTCTAAATTCTTTGACTTTATTCATTTTATGTCTTATAAATATAATCTAAATGTTGAAACTGCGATTGCCGATTTTAATGAATTTGTAAAAGAGGAACAGGGTAATCTCAAAAAAAATACTATTGAAGACGATTATAAAACTTTTATGGATAAGAACGAAGAGCGTTTGAATGAAGATTTTAATCGTAAAAATGTATTCCAGACTTCTGTACGTGGACTAAAAGTGAGAGGGGTTTATAATACACAGGAGGAAGCAGAGCGTCGCTGTAAATCATTGCGTGATATTGATCCCAATCACGATATTTTCGTGGGACCGGTTGGTATGTGGATTCCCTGGGATCCTGATGCGTACAAAACTGGTCGTGTTGAATTTATGGAAGAAGAGCTAAATCAGTTGCACAGCGAAAAGGTTAAAAACGAGTCCAAAGCAAAGGATGAATTTGAAAAACGTGTACGCGAAACAAAGGAAAACGCGATCAGAGACAATATTAAAAAGGCGGAAGAATCTGGAAATGTATTGACACAAACCATTGACGAAGATGGTAATTTAACGGGTGTAACAGATACTGTTGATTTTGATAGTAGGGAAGTTGCCACCGACGAAGGGATTAAACAGCACGTTAAAGATGTATTGACCGACCAAGAGAAACGCAATGTGAAGGATGATGACTCTACGAAGAGTGATTAAAATGTTGTTTAAATTATATAAAACTAAATATTATTTTTATATAATGGAATTATATCGAAAAATTATTTATCGAGTGTTAAAATGTAAAAAGGATTATGAACCAATAAATTATGACGACGATTTTATACATTATATGAATTTATCAACTGAAATTTCCCAAAACGAATATGATAGTGATTATGACTATGCAAGGGCCAAATCTGTATTTTTAGATATATGTATTCATAAATATAATAGTGAGTTTGAATCTAAATTTAGTTTTTATAAGGATAGGATTGAACACCCGTTTATTACGAGTAACCAACGAAAATGTATGGAAGATATATTCTGCGCAGTTCAAAAATGTTATTTTGGGTTATTAAGATTCCGGGAATTATTTAAACATAAATATTACAAGACACAGATAAATACGGATATGGGATTTACTGAAATAAGTGAAACCAGTAAAAATGTTATTTGTATTGTACAACATAAGAAAAAATATTTATTTAAAATGACCGATATATTTAAAATTTTAAATGATAAAATGACAGGAGGAGACGACTTCTTTATTACTCCAATTCCCATTAAAAATCCATATAATAATATACATTTCTCAAAAGCGGATTTATATAATTTTTATTTCAAGATGAAGTTCGATACGTTATATTTTAATGAAATCCTTTATAATTTTTTTAAAGTCGATTTTAACATTTATGAATTTCAAGAGCATAATATGAGTTTATTAAAGGAACAATTTATAAAGGATGATCTACGTAATCTGACAACCAATGTATTATATATAAAAATTTTGAGAATGATTGATTTTGTTAACAGTGAAATAAAAATTCGCCGTTATAAGTTACACGTGTCTCCCGATTTTGATAAGAAATTAATTATTAATGTATTTACGCCATATTATAAATTGTATTTATTAATGAGTTATAGTAATGATTTTTTTAAAATAAATTATTACGAAACTCTGTTTTTTTATAAAATGAAACGTTTTATAATGTATAATAATAGGTTTGGTAGAGTAAAACACATTATACATAATGACAAAACCCATCAAACACCAGTGAATGACAAATACATAGAATTTTACGAAACAGAAGATAATGAAGAATTTAAAGATAATCACATTCAAATTATAAAACTAAAACCCATATGTACTAATATATTTAAAAGAGACACGCGAGTCACTCGAATCATTGAAACAGATGATAGTAGTGAAAGTGAGAATGAAAATGATGATATTAATATTATTATAAATAATAACAATAACAGAAATACTCATTATAATGACTTAGTTGATACCGAAAGTGATACCGAAAGTGAACGCGATGATAATATTTATATTAATACAAATAATAACAATAACGTAAATAGTGATTATAATGACCTGGTTGATACTGAAAGTGAAAATGAAAACGCAGATTAACAGATTTTTATGTTACCATTTTGTCTTTTTAACGTTGATCTGTTGTCCTTTACTTTTTTTATGTGATTTATTTGGGTCATATGCATCGTCTTCGTCGTCTGAATTAATTCCTTTTGACAGTTCCCAAAATTCTTTTGAACCCAGTCTAAAATCGGGTCGACTTTCGGCTTTATACCAAAAAATTTGGTCATTTAATTTATTGGATTTTGAATTATTGTTTATAACCAAACATTCATAGTTTTCCGTTGTTTGGTCCATTACTGCACTAAACGATTCCAATGTTGGAAACATTGATGCATAATTCTCCCATATACGCTTTCGATTTGTCATATAGGGTTCTCGTAATAAAAATACGTAATCTATATTTGTTCTAAGATTCGGGGGAATACCTAATGGATATTGCATTGTTATAATTAACATTACTTTCCAGTGACGACCATTCATAAACAACAATCGCATTAATTTATCACGTGTCCACGATTGATCATATAAACAATCGTCTAATATCGCAAATGTGCGAGGATCAACGCGACTACGTCCATAAGCTGCTTCTTCTTTTTTCATTTGTTTTAATACTGCTTTTTGCCGTCTTAAAATGTTTTCTATTAAAATACTGCTATATTCTTCATGAATAAATAATTTAGGTACGTGTTGTGCATAAAAACCATTACCTGCTTCTGTTCCCGATATAACAGTTCCAACCGGAATATCTTGATGATGATATAATAAATCGCGCACTAAATATGATTTACCAGTATCACGGCGACCAATCATTACGATTACGGGTCCTTTATTCTCATCAGGCTTAAACGTAATATTACGCATGTCAAATTTTTTAAGTTCCAATGTCATTATACAATTACCTTTGATGATTTTTTAATTTATATAACGAATGTGTTTAATTTAGAATTTTATTAAATAGTTTTACATTATTAGAACAAATGACTAAATTTAGTATTAATTTATTAGAAAAACCAATAGTAACTCCCAAAAAATGGGAAAATGACAACGAGGATTATAACCCTTTTGATATCGATAGTTTAGTTGCATTTAATCCCTGCTATAAAGACTACAATAATGAAAATCTCACATATGCTCAATTTAATCACAAATATCACTTATATGACAACCATACAGTAACCGATGAAAACGATGTCAAAATAGACAAACAAATATTTTTTAAATATGCTCCACTTTTAGATCCTTGTCACTATATGATTGGTAAATATAAACACGATTTACATTTAACAGAATTACCTTATTATAATAATGAAGAACTTCATTATAAAATTCAGTCGATACATAACACATCATATGTAGATAATATGTGTTGCCTCCTAATAAATAAACTTAGAGAACATTATAACTTTTTCAATAGCGTTGAGTATTATGGTTCGTATATCGGTATTCAAAACCAATACCGTATCAATATTATAGATGATATTGATTATTTACAATCATATGATTTTTTTGAAAATGGTCTAGGAAAATTATTTAATACCAACATTTTTGACAAAGACACATATTCTGAGTATACAAATAAAACGTCATTAAAAAATAAACCTGTTTTAGAAATAGCTGACGATAATGTAGAAATTGATGTTGAAACATTGGAAATAAATGATATTTTGAACAGTGAAAAAAGTAAATTAGATCTTGTGTATGAGAATGACAATGCTGATAAAAGTTGTAGTGATAACAGTATTATGTCTGTGTCGGATAATGAGGATTCTGACGAAGAACATACAGAAGACGAAGAAGAAATTAATATTTCGGGAGAAGAAGATGAAGGAGAATGTGAAGAAGACGAAGAAGAAGGTGAAGACGAAAGTAGTATTGAAGAAGATCCATTGTATGCATATATTAAGGATTTTCCTGTTCAAATGATATGTCTGGAAAAATGTAATAATACATTTGATAGTTTATTGGCGAATAATGTGATTGACGAAGACCAAGGACGATCTGCATTATTTCAAATTATTATGATATTAATTACATTACAGAAGGCATTTAATTTTACGCACAATGATCTTCATACAAATAATATTATGTACGATGAAGTAGATTATGAATATATTTATTATCATTATAATTCCGTTGTATATAAGGTACCAACTTATGGACGTATTTATAAAATGATTGACTTTGGTAGAGCAATCATAACATACAATAATATAACATATTGCAGTGACAGTTTTAAAGAGGGGGGTGATGCCCATACTCAATATAATTTCGAACCCTTCTGTGATTTTTCCAAAAAAAAGATTATGCCGAATTATAGCTTTGATTTGTGTCGTTTAGGTTGTTCTATTTATGATTTTGTAATTGATAGTGAAATGAAAATTAATAAACTGAATGATTTCCAACAAATAATTGCACGTTGGTGTACTGATGACAATGGAAAAAACATTTTATATAAAAAAAACGGAGAAGAGCGTTATCCTAATTTTAAATTATACAAAATGATTGCTCGCCAGGTCCATAACCATACCCCCGTCGCACAATTAGAAAGTGACTTTTTCAAAGTTTATGAAACGACCGATAATAGTGAGGACTCTTTGCGCACATTTTATGTAAACAACGTAGAGAGTTATGTATAAATTTTATTTTATTTTATAATTATAATATAAAATGAAAACAGAGAAGGGTAAAAAAATGAAAACGAAAAAAATAAAAAATAAAACACTAAAAAGACGAAAAGGGGGTAATATACAAATGTTTATGCCTGTTGCGGTTGGTACGGTTGCGGTTATAAGCTCGCTCGTACCAAAACAAAATGTGTGTTATAATAATAAAACATTCGGTAAATCCGGATTTGAAAGTTTAATGAATAATTCTAATGCGGTGAAGAAATGCCCCCCAAAAGTAAAATATGGACGGTGTAACACATGCAAAAAATTGTCGCATTTTATAGACGAAGGAACCAATGAAAAGAAGATCAAAAAATATGAGAAAAAATGCCGAAAATGTCGTGGTAATCGCAGCACAAAGTGCAATTTTAAAGAATATATAAAATATTCGGGCGCAACAATAGGTGAATGTGGTTCGATAAAAGGAGGAGAACGTTCTCCTACAAAAAACCCGAAAGGTTCTTTTCCACCAACAAGACCAAAAAAACCATTGAAGCCCCAAGATATTGATTTCTTTTTAAAAAAAAAACAAAAACGGGACGACGCAATTATTGAAGCTCACCGATGGGGGTATTACATAGATGTTGAAAATCCCACTATTCCAGTATCAAATGGCCGAATTATTGTATATCGAAATGAAAAAGATGAAGTATATGCGTTAGGTAATAAAGATGTGTATATTGGAAAATATATGAAGGATGGAACAATACAAAATAACGATAAAGTTATTGAAAATGTCGATATAGCAGGATTATTATACGATAATGATAATTTCAATAAACAATTAGATGATGCTGGTTATGAACACGATATCGACGACAATGCCCTATCGTTTGGTGGAAAAAAACGGTCTTAATAATTGCACCACATACATTTTTTATGTTTAACAGCACAACTCTCACATAAACGGGGTATTAAATATAAATAGCCAAATGGGTTTGATACATGGTCTGGATTCGAATAACCATTTACTCGTTTTTGTTTACATAATTTACAAATCCCTCTACACGGGGATAACAGTGTTTCTATTAATAATTCTATATGATTATTACAAACATATCTGTGTAATGAATTCCGCATTGTATATTATATTATATGATATAATATACACTTTGTTACTCTTTTTCGGCAACATTACTATTTCAAGTATTTTTCAATAAACTCATCCGGTGTAAAAATAGGAATGCTCATTTCCTGAGCCTTTATTATTTTATTGGATGTTTCCTCTTTTGATTTTGTGATTAGCGCAAAGGTATTTTTGGATATATTATTTTCCAATTCTGCGCCAAAAATCGGTAATTTTTCAATGATTTCTTTTGAACGTACTTTTGTCATTACAATTTTCTTATTAAATAACCGATTGGTTTTATCCATTACACGTTCGGCTGTGTCCGTCGTCATATCTTTGGTGGGCGGTTCTTCATATTTGTATGTGAGTTTACATTGACGCATAAATTCTAAAAATGAACCAATATTTTCCACGAACGTTTTTGCATTTTCGGGTCCAACGCCATTTATTTGACGCAGCAGTAATATTTTTTCTTCGGGACGATCAGTCGTATTTAAAATGTCCGGGTATTTCTCCATAATCGGTTTTAATTTACGTTCTCCCATACCACGACCCATTTTACCAGACGCCGCCATTATTTTAACCAATGAAGCCGTTTTCATTTTTTCCTGTATACTTTCATATATCTTCTTTGCCATTTTTTCTTTGAAACCATCCACCTTCAAGAAATCGTCTTCTTTCATTTCTAAAATCTTACATATAGAATTATAACCCGCTGCAATTAAACGTTTAACATTTCCGGATGATAAACTTGCTACATCTAAGCTGGTGAAAAATATAGTAACCGTTTTTTCTAGCATCTCACTATTTCCTTCTTTATTTGTCAATATAATATCTACATGGGTGGATGTCCACGTATAATCAACATCCGGCATTTTGGGGTTTTCCGCGGGAGTTGTTACTTCTTTAATATAAGGAATTACATCACCGCTGCGTATTATCTTAATTAATGCACCTACACCTATTTTATTCTTTTCAATAAAATCACCATTAAACCCAGTCGCATATTCAATCTTTACACCACCAATATTAATCGGCTCAATGCGAACACGGGGTTTCAAGTATCCATTTTTACTTACACTCCATAACACATCAACCACCTTGGATTCCGCTTCTTGGTCGCTCATTACCATTTTAAAAGCAAATGAATGATCCGGGTTTTTATTTGCACGTTTATAAATCGCATCGTCACTTACAATAACACCATCTATTTCATATTTATAATTCTTTCTCCAATCAACCAATACATTAGACAGTGTTTCATTATTTATTTCATTTATACTTTTATTTTGAACAACGGAGAACCCTTCCTCTGTCATTGTTGACATTTGTTCACTCGGTTTCATTTCCGGTTGTACTTTTTCATAAACAATAAATTCAACATCTTTGACCTTTGTATCCAACTTTTTACTGTTTACTATACCGGCAACTAAGTTACGTCCATTAGAGAAGTCCTTCTTATATTTATTTTCAAAGGTATCCTTTGCAATAATGAATTCTCCACGTACAATCACATCTTTGATATCAGGGATTTTTATATGTTTCAATAAATGGGACACGTCTTGACCAACGCTACCATTTCCGCGAGTAAATAATTTATGTTCTCCATTTAATGTGTAATATAGACCACTTACGCCATCTAATTTACAAGAAATTACGTATGGTCCTTTATATTTCCCTTTCCAGGTATCAACTGCATTGGTGGAAGGTTTTATCTTATCCATTGAAGGCATATTTACAGGAAGTTCAACTTTATGCTTTTCAATCGGTGCACCGATTTCTTTTAATGCCGGAGCATCAGGATGTTTGCGTTCCAAATAATCTTTTACAATATCATACTCGTTATCTGTAAAAATCGGGCTATCTTTCTCTCCCACATAAGAATGGAATTGTTTATTTGCAAGTACTATCACTGCATTGATTTCATTTTTAGAAAGTGTTTCTAAATATGACATACCTTTTGATTTAAATTCGTTCATGCGTTGTAAAACGTCCTTGTCTTTTAGTTTCATTACTTTATCTTCTGATTTATTTTCTAACTTCTTTGTTTTGTTGTTTTTTTCTCCTTTTGTCGGCCTTCCGCGCGTTTTCTTTGTTTTCACAGTGGGAACTAATAATACGGGTTCTTCTAACACGATAGGTTCTCCATCTTCTATATTTGTTTCTATTTTTTCTAATTTAATCACAGGTTCAACTGTATCGGGTAATACATCTATAATATTATTTGTCTGGTTTGTATACATATCTTCTTCATTTTCCCGGATAGTTTCTTCAAGTATAGCGGGGAATTTATTTTCTTTCGGTTGTTTTATATTTTTAACTGTTTTATTTTTACTTCCTTTGGGACGCCCTCTTTTCTTCTTTGTTATTGCTTGTTTCTCTTCAACCATTATTTTATCATCTACAATATTATTTTCTATAATTGTAGGTGCTTCTTGTGTCGATATATCTTCTATATCTAATTGGTCAGCGACATCGTCTTCCGCGATATTAATTGTTTCCATTTTCGCTGTCCCGGCTACTGCCGGAGATTCTATATTTAAAGTTGGTTTATTTGAACCTGTTTTATTTTGTATTATTTGTTTTTTTAACGTTTTATTTTCGGTTGCGTTCTTTATTTTTTTGACAGCAAATCCATTTTTTCGTTCATTTGGTTCTCGATACTCTAACTCCAAAAAATCAAAAATGTCTTTTTCCTCTGTAAATTTGGTTTCTAATTTATCTCCTTTGGGTTTTCCTTTATCCTTAATTGAAATTCCGTGTTCATTTAATGTATATCCCATTTTTAATGCCTGACCACGCATAACTGTATTAAAATCTTTACTTCCGGTAAAATATAAAATAGCAAATGGATATTCTTCAATTGGCGTATACAAAAAATCTACACGACGCGCAATACTTTTATCATTTAATTTTGTAATCACCAGCGTTTTTGTAGGTCCTTTTGATAACACTTCCACTATTATATTTGTATTGACTAATTTATCGATAAACTTCGTATATACGTCCTTATTTTTCGAACTTATAAATATGTCAATATCTCCCGATGTTTCTGCACCTCGACGATAACTCCCTACAATGATAAACCGACTATCATCTTCTTTCAATTCGTCAAATGCATCTAAAAACAGTTTTTCATAAGTTACAATTTCACTGCGTGGAATGCGTTGCAAAATATCTTCATAATAGTTCAACCCTTTTTTTTGTACATCATTTAATAATTTTGGGTCTGTTTCAAGTTTTTTACGTAAATCAGCAATACTCGACACACCTTTGTTCATTAATATTTCAGCATTTTTTGGTCCTACCCCGTGAATGTGCGTAAATGAATCCAATAAATCATATTTTTCCTTTTTTTCAGGATCATTTGTATCTTTGTTATCTGAATTCTCATTTAAATTATATTTAATTGTATTTACAATACCTTTACCAATGCCCTTAATATTTATTAATTCGTCTATATCGTATACTGGTTCCTCGTGCATTAATACCCCCTCATAACCTTTTTTAAATGCACTTGCTCGTATTTTGTTGCCTATTCGTATAGCCTTTATCTTTTCATTTTGCAATATATTGAGAACAGATTCCTTATAATCCAACTGTTCCATATTTATATAATATTCGTATATAAAATCATTTTTATACAAATTTAAATCAATGAAGAAATTCAATACCTACAATAGGTTGAATTCCTTCTTAGTCAACGTTAGTTATTCCGCGGTGTGGATTAAAATGAGGGTTTATCAGTATAAACACGGGTATCGGTCATATCCAGCATATTTTTATCTGTAACAATGCTAAAAAAATTACTAAATGTTTGATGATAATTTATAAATAAATAAGAACCAACAAATGAT